CCCCCTAACCAAGACCACGGGGTTACAATGTCTTATCATAACAAGTAAACACCGCACTCATTTTTAATGACTACTCTGTCTAAACCCCAGAGCAGCCCTCTTGCTAATTGGGACGAGTTTTGTAAGTGGGTAACTTCCACTGACAATCGCATTTACGTTGGATGGTTTGGAGTCCTCATGATTCCATGTCTCTTGACTGCTGCTACTTGTTTCATCATAGCATTTATTGCTGCTCCTCCTGTCGATATCGATGGGATTCGTGAACCTGTTGCTGGTTCTTTAATGTATGGTAACAACATCATCTCTGGTGCTGTTGTCCCTTCAAGCAACGCCATCGGTATGCACTTCTATCCTATATGGGAAGCTGCTACACTCGATGAATGGTTATACAATGGTGGACCATATCAATTGGTCATCATGCACTTCCTTATTGGTATCTGTGGATACATGGGAAGACAATGGGAATTATCATACCGTTTAGGTATGCGTCCTTGGATCTGTGTTGCATACAGTGCTCCTGTTTCAGCAGCATTTGCTATCTTCCTCATCTATCCTTTCGGACAAGGATCATTCTCAGACGGTATGCCGTTAGGTATATCTGGAACGTTTAACTTCATGTTTGTATTCCAAGCAGAACATAACATTCTGATGCACCCCTTCCATATGTTAGGTGTGATAGGTATGTTTGGTGGAGCACTCTTCAGTGCTATGCATGGATCACTGGTCACATCCAGTATCATTCGTGAAACATCTGATAACGAATCTCAAAACTATGGTTATAAGTTTGGACAAGAAGAAGAGACCTACAATATCGTTGCTGCCCACGGATACTTCGGAAGACTCATCTTCCAGTACGCCTCGTTTAACAACAGTCGTAGCCTTCATTTCTTTCTTGCTGCTTTCCCTGTGGTTTGCATCTGGTTTACCTCAATGGGTATATCAACAATGGCCTTCAACCTGAATGGTTTCAACTTCAACCAAAGTATCCTTGATGCTTCTGGACGTGTTGTTCCTACATGGGCTGACGTGCTTAACCGTGCCAACCTTGGTATGGAAGTGATGCACGAGAGAAACGCACACAACTTCCCACTTGACTTAGCATCTGCTAATGAGTATGAAGTTGCACTGCTTGCACCAAGTATCGGTTGACACCAGTTTCAAAACATATTATACTAAGGGGGACTTTATATCCCCCTTTTTTCATGGATGTAAATAACTGGGAAAAAGAATACCTAGGTATGAACAAAAAGATTACTGATCGAGAGAGGGAGATCCTTAATGGGTCTCCTCTTAAGTCCAACGAGGGCATGGTCTATGGTAAGATGTATGCTGATTGGAAGTCCCGCCAAGAGGTAAAATGAGACTCGGTATTATGTGCTCTGGAAACGGAAGCAACTTCGAGAACATAGTGCACTCATGTCCTAAGCATGAGGTGGCCATCATGGTTTACAACAAGAAGAAGGCCAAAGCAAAGAAGAGAGCTGACAGATTGAATATCAATTCTTGCTATAGCAAGGATGAGGAAGAGATCATTGCACTCTTTGAAGCATACCAAGTCGATCTTGTTGTGATGGCAGGGTGGATGAGAATAGTATCTAAGAAATTCTGTGATGAATTTGCAGGACGATTGATCAATCTCCATCCATCATTACTCCCTAAGTACAAGGGATTGAATGCTGTTGAACAAGCACTCGCTTCAGGTGATGCAGAGACAGGATGCACAGTGCATTTTGTTAATGAGCATTTGGATTCTGGTGCTATCATAAAGCAACAGACAGTACCTATTTTACCTGGTGATAATGCTGAGTCATTGCAGAGAGCAATACAACAGGCAGAGCACCAACTATTACCATTAGTATTAAACGCATTATGACATCATTCATTCAAGGGAAGGTTAAGACAGTCTTTGAGACTTCTGAACCTGATGAGGTACTCATACAATATGAGGACAAGGTTACTGCTGGTAATGGTAGGAAGGTAGACTTCCCTGCTGATAAGGGAGAGGTATGCTGTAAGATATCTGAGATCCTCTTTAAGAAAATGGAGGAAGAAGGAATCAAAACTCATTACATTAGTAGGCCCACCTACAAAGCAATGTGTTGTAAGAAGGTAGAGATTGTACCCATTGAAGTTGTAGTAAGAAATATTGCTGCTGGATCTATTTGTAGACAGACAACACTAGAAGAAGGTAAGGTTATTAATTGGCCACTGGTTGAGTGGTATCTGAAAGACGATGAGAAGAATGATCCGTTACTTACTTCAGATCGTATCATGTTAATGGGGTATGGTCCTCAAGTCCTACAAGAGATGGGAACAGTAGCAAGAGATGTTAATTATATACTTAAGAATATATTTCGTAAGATAGGTCTTACACTTGTTGATTTTAAATTGGAGTTTGGTTATGATGCTGACAAAAATCTACTCTTGGCTGATGAATTATCACCTGACTCGATGCGACTCTGGAAAGATGGTAAGAGTTTTGACAAAGACTTGTTTAGAAAAGGAGAAGGTGATATAGTAGAAGCATACAGATGGATTTTGGAGCAACTAAATGATACTGAAATTCATTCTCAATAGGTAGGTAATTATTCTCAATAACCCACCTATATAATCTTGGTTACTTTTTTCAATTATGGCAACTTATAGTGTAACAGTAGTAGATACTGATGGTAATGAAACCACATTTGATTGTGGTGCTGATGAGTACATCTTAGACAAGGCAGAAGAAGAGGGTGCTGATGCTCCTTACTCTTGTCGTGCTGGTGCTTGTTCTACATGCGCTGGTAAGATAGAATCAGGTACAGTTAATCAAGAGGATCAATCCTTCTTGGATGACGAGCAATTGGAAAATGGCTTTGTGTTAACATGTGTTGCATATCCCACATCAGATGTTAAGATACTACTTGGTAAAGAGGAAGACTTATTCTAATGAGCATTGGTAAAGATCTTGATTTGATGGATGGTGCACTTCCCGACTCAGATAACTGTGGTGGGGAAGTTAGCGAGGATGGACTCGTTGCTATGATGGAGTCACTAGGGTGGGATGTCCGTAAGGATAATATCCTAGTTATGCCTGATGGTGACTCTAAGATTGTAGTACGCAATCTAAATAGAGAAGAAGCTTAAGCGAGTTTAATGGGATATTATTATCCAGAAGGATACTTCGGACCTGTTTGTGATGTTTATTCAGCACCAACAGATCCTGAAGATGAACCTCTAACGCCAGCACCTCCTGTCTTAACTGAATGTATCGTAGGATTCTTCTGTAATCCAGAAGAGGATCCACCTTATTGGGGTCACCCTAGGTGGGAGTGTGAGTTGGATGATGATGGTAACTATGTAAAGTGTTACGTTATTAATGCAGATCCACCTGAAACCATAGGTCCACCATATACTATTCCACCAGAAGGTGACTGGCCAATTGAATCTCCTGTAGGGCATGACCTTGAGGAGATGTTTGAATTGCCAGCCACTACACCAGAAGGATGTTATCCTTTTGATTCAGATATTAATATTAGACCTATCACTATTGTTAAAGAGGATGGGTCTACAGTAAAGAGATACGCTAGAAATAAATCAACACCAGTAACCTATGCGGTTACGTCAGAAGAATTTTGGTCCAATAAAGGAAATGCATATGCAGTGTGGGTTAACCCAGAAGTATGCACCCTACCTTGCTTAGAGCAGACAGTAACATACAGCATTACTATTCCAACTGATGATACATATCATTTTGAATTTGGATGTGATGATAATGGTAAGGTTTTTATTGGAGAAGACTTAAGTATTACACCACTGATTACTAAAGCAGGTGGTATGTTTAAGGGTGGAGATCTAGTTGCACCTGGCATTGGGTCAGTAGCCCTTACAAAGGGAGTAAACAAAGTAACTGTACAAGTAACCAATGGTAATGCTACAGAGGTAGTAATGTGGCAGCATGGGAGAGCACAGACACAAACAACTATAGTTAGAAAGAGTACTGTTGGTGGTAATGATATTCCTTCAGTAGGTACCTATGGAAGAGGTGAGCAGGAATCAGATACAACAAATAGAGCATGGTATTTCTCATTCTTATCAGAGTCAGTTGCTAGAGAGTATTTCTCTGGTAGATTTGGACGCACTGGGACCTATCCAGACAGAGGTAGACCACCTGATATTGGTATGGATACATGGATAAACCATTACCTTGGACAAGCAGGTACATCTGTTAATGATAACCCTCTCCTTGCTACTCAATGGACTAACACTAAGGCAGCAATGGTATTAGGTTATGCTTCTGAGTCATTGCTAGGTGATATTGTAGATTGGCATAGAAGTTCATGTAGTTCCAGTGAGACCTATGCAGGACTTGCTTTTTCAGATTCAAATACATGGGCACAAGATTGGGCTACCAATCCAGGTGGATGGTATATGAGGGTGTGTCGTGGGTCTAGTTGTGCAGGAGTTGGACTACCTAGGTTTATACCTTTTAGTGATAGAGAATACGGTGAGAGTATGATCACCATTGATGGTAATGGTAACTGGACAGACTATAAGTTAACTATTCCTGGATATGATGGTGACAGATGGTTTGCTAGTGCTACTACAACAACACATACTTTTAGTGGGTTTACTGTTAAGGTAGAATCAATAGCAAATGGTACTCAGGAAGATGGATCTGTGAAGTATGATTCTGAGTGGTGGATGGAAGCATCTCCAAGTCCAGCTACCCTAGTAGTAGGGCAAGTATTTAATACATCATTCAGTGCTGGTGGTACAGATAACATTAATCTTAAAGTTGTTATTGAGCCAGGCACTGAGACAGGTAACCTAGGATGGTTTACCTCTGGTCCTCATAGTGCATGGGGATCCTTCATGAATACCTATGCAGTCTGGCCTTCACGCACCTCAACATTTTCAGGCACAACTAAGACGTTACAATATGTGATTCAGATACCTGAGACAGGTAACTACAACCTGGAGTATGCTGCTGATAATAATATGACCATTGCAATTGATGGTACTGCATTAACTTTATCACCTGCACCAGCATATACAGGGAGCAGCAGCATTACCTTTGCTGCTACTAAAGGTCAGCGCATACTGACAATGGCAGTAACAAACACTGCAATCGCAGCACCCAACACGGATACATGGCAGCATAACCCTGCTGGAGGAGCATGGAGGTTGACAAGAGCAGGATCTTCTGGTAATGTAGTTGGCACATTCGATACAAACGGTAACTTTGTTACCACAGGCACTGGTACAGCAACTGTTACCTTTGGTTTCAGTTGGAATGATTCACAGTCGAGTTATGGTACTGCATTAGGTACCTACTCTATACCTGAATTGAGTATATCATTTACTCAAGGTAATACACAGACAGGATCACTCGCAAACCAGACTGCCACCGTTGAAGGTGGTAAAACATATACATGCAGTGTAGTTGGTGGTCATTCCGCTGGCTTTGGCATCACTAATAGTAACCAAAACATTTGTTTCTATGATGGTAACAACACTGACTGTAATGCAACTCTAACTAGCAGCGTATCTAACATTGATATGGAGGTACATAACTCTGCTAACATGAAAGTCCCAGTCGATAACAACCTAGTGTGGCATACACGTATGGCATCAGGGTATGAATACTATGAGCAAGCTACCTAAAATTAAATATGAGGAACTCCCTGATGAAATCAAGGATGTACTTGATGAGGTAGATGTAGAGTGGGAATCACTTATCGATACGGATTACTTCATCGGATTTCCTTTAGGTCCAGAAGCACACAAGACCATGAGAGTCAAGAGTGCTAAACGTATGGTAGCCTATAGGTTATGGGGTGAAGAAATGAATCAACTTTACAGAAAGTTGGAGTTGAAACGGATCACTAAGGAGGAGTGTGAAGCAGCAATGCAAGAAGCAAAACTTCGTAGAAACCGCATCATTGACAATTAGTTAAGTCTGTGTTATTATAAATACTTCTTAACATATCTAAACAAAGGACTCGAAAGATCGTAACCCTGCGTCGAATGTATACAGTTTCCCATGTCGGGGAAGCTATCATCCGTGGGGTTTTTCCTTGCGAGATACATAAAATTTAACCATGTCTATTAAATCAACAATCGCAGCTCTTGCTGCAAGCCCATTTCTACTCGCTGGAGCCGCTTTTGCTGGTCCTTACGTGAACGTAGAAAGCAACTTGTCCTATCCTGATGGGGATTATAGTGGTGCAACTACAGATCTTCATATCGGTTTTGAAGGAGACCTTTCCGAGAAAGCTGGTTTCTATGTCCAAGGCGGTCCTGCATTCACAGCAGTTGACGGTACAGACGGATCTGAAACTGAGTTCTCTGGTAAAGCTGGCGTAACTATCGCTGCTACAGATACATTCGGTGTATACGGAGAACTCTCTGGTATCACTAAGGAAGTCTCTGGCGATGACCAAGTTAACTGGGGTGCTAAAATCGGTGGTAAGTTTACCTTCTGATTAGCAGACTAAATAAAAAAACCTAGGGGAGCATAGCTCCCCTTTTTTATTCCGAGGAAATTACTATGAATTTTGCTGTTTATTCAAGGGATGGTTGCCCTTATTGCACCAAGATTAAACAGGTTTTAGAAGGTAAAGGATATAATTTTGTAGAATATAAACTGGGTGAGAAGTTTGACCGAGAAGCATTCTATCAAGAGTTTGGCGAAGGATCTACATTCCCCCAAGTCAAACTAGGATCAGATAATTTAGGTGGGTGTAGTGACACAGTTAAGTACCTGCACGAGAAAGGACTTCTCTAAGGTGTCTAAATAATTTTGCCCTCACGCGGAGATTACTATGGAAATCGCACTCGTTGTCCTAGTAGTCATAGGAGCATTCATCCTAGGAGTGGTGACATCTTGGTTAGCAAAGGGATACGTTGAAGACTTTATCGAAAACGCTGCTTATGCTAAATCAATTGTCCATCCTGAGATGCTTGACGAGGATGGTATGATAGTATCTGATGACTTACTTTACATCAGAAACGAAATCGTACCTGATGAAGATGATGATTAATTATGGAGTTACACAATGGCAACTACTAATAGTTCTGCAAGACTATTACTCTCTGAGATCTTGAGAAAAGTTTCAAACGCTAAGACCAAGGCAGAGAAGATTAAGTTATTGCGGACACACAACAGTCCAGCATTACGACAACTGCTTATCATAAATTTTGATGACAGTGTTGTAGCATCCGTACCTGAAGGTGATGTACCTTACACACCTAATGATGCTCCACTAGGTACAGACCACACAAGATTAGAGCATGAGTATAAAGGACTTTATAGATTCTTCAAGGGTGGTGCAGATAAACTACCTGGTATGAAGAGAGAGTCTATGCTTGTGCAGATGCTAGAAGGTTTATCTGCTGAAGAAGCAGAGTTGTTAGTCTTGGTTAAAGATGGACAGATGTCCAAAAAGTATAAGCGTATCACTAAGTCAGTTATTTCTGAAGCCTTCCCCAACATCGAATGGGGCGGTCGTTCATGAAGATATTAAAATCTAAGTGTGCAGAAGAGGATACACAAGATAAGACTCTTCCCACACATGCATACGTGGTCGGGTATGTTGATGATGAAATGTGCCAAGATCTAGTCATTGCTCAGAAGCGAGCAGATGTGTTTGATTACTATTGGGATCTCTATAAAGAGAAACTACAGTACATCAGACAGGCGGCAGGTACAGTGAAGCCAAATTTATGGAACGAATCAACACCAAAGCCACCGAAAAAACCAAAAAAATAATACTAGATAAGACTAAGAAGGCACAGGAGGCAAAGGACCAAGAAAATGGTGAAAAGTTTCTTCAGTTTTTGGGAACACTGAGTCTCTATCCTTATGTTTTTATGCTATTATGGAATTGGATCATGCCTATGTTTGGTTTACCTCCCATAGGATTTCTACAGTCATTAGGACTGTTAATTATGTCACGTTTATTAATTAAGTGGTAATGAAAGTTTCTCTACTCTCTGTCACCCCTGATGCAGAGAAAACAATGGGGTATATTGCTCGTGTTAGCAACCCAGACAATCAGGACAACCCTAAAGTAGCAGGTCTACTCAAATATTGTATCAATCATGGACACTGGAGTGTCTTTGAGCAAGCACACATGACTCTGGAGATCGAAACAACCAGAGCAATTGCTGCACAGATACTGAGGCACAGATCATTTACTTTCCAAGAGTTTTCACAGAGGTATCAAGATGTCTCACACATCAGAGAAGACATCCCTCTACCAGATCTACGTCGTCAAGATGATAAGAATCGTCAGAATTCTATTGATGATATAGATCAAGAAACAGTTACTAAATTTAATAAAGAGATACGTCAGCATTTCAATGAGAGTATTGATCTGTATAAGAAGATGCTTCATGCTGGTATAGCAAAGGAGTGTGCTAGATTTGTCTTGCCACTCTCTACTCCCACTAAGATATACATGACTGGTAGTGTCCGTAGTTGGATCCATTACATCAATCTTAGAAGTGCTCATGGTACACAGAAGGAGCACATGGATATTGCTGAAGCATGTAGAGATGTCTTTAGGAATGAGTTTCCTGTCACCGCAACCGCACTGGAGTTTTAAAATGCCTACATATCCTGTAATAAATAAGAATACCCAAGAGAAGAAAGAACTTTCTATGTCCATGAAAGCATACGACCAGTGGCGTAAGGATAATCCAGACTGGGATAAGGACTGGATGGCTGGAGTTGGTGGTACCACCTATGGAAATCCTAAGATGGATGATGGATTTAAAGAGGTCATGTCGAAGGTTCAAGCAGCACATCCAACTGCAAATCTCAGTAGGTTCACATAAATTATGCCAAGAGCGAGAAAAAAATCTAACGGTTCAGCACCTACCAATGGTATGAGCAAGAAAACTCTCAAAAGAAAGAAGCCTATTGATGCTTCCTACATGGTGGACATTAAACCACTGACGGATAATCAAAAGCTTGCCTTTGAAGCATATGAAAAGGGTAAGCATCTCCTGTTGCATGGTGCAGCAGGTACAGGTAAAACTTTTATCATGCTCTACCTTGCTTTGAAGCAGGTACTTGACGAATCCACATCTTATGATAAGATATACATTGTAAGGTCTTTAGTTCCAACTAGAGAAATCGGTTTCCTTCCGGGAGATCATGAAGATAAGTCATACTTATATCAAATTCCATACAAAAATATGGTAAGATATATGTTTAGTATGCCAGACGACAATTCTTTTGAAATGCTTTACGATAATCTTAGAGCACAAGAAACGATTGACTTCTGGTCTACCTCATTTATCCGAGGCACAACCCTAGACAATGCTGTTGTTATAGTGGATGAGTTTAGCAACTTGAATTTTCATGAGTTAGATTCAATGGTGACAAGGATAGGTGAAGACTGTAAGATTATGTTTTGTGGTGATGTAACCCAGACAGACCTTACACGAGAGAATGAGAAGTCTGGTATCTCAGATTTCATTAGCATTCTCCAATCAATGCAAGACTTTACTTGTGTTGAATTCGGTATTGATGACATCGTGAGATCTGGTCTCGTGAAGTCTTACCTAATTGCCAAATATAATTTAGGTTTCTAAATGAGTTTTACTTTTGTTGATGTTCCGCTCACACCTATTGATGTCGAGCCTGTGAATGAAGATGGTATTAGATTCTATCCAATTCCAGGTGCTGATAAATACTATCCGAGTGTTACCTCAATCACATCGTTTAAGAACGCTGCTTTCTTCGCAGGTTGGAGAAAGAAAATTGGTGAGGACGAGGCTAATCGAATTACTGCTAGAGCTACACAAAGAGGTACTGCATTTCACAGTATCACTGAAGATTATCTGACAGATAAACTAGATCTCGACAGGTATATGGATAACAATCCATTGTCTGTTAGGATGTTTCAGTCCGCAAAACCCACTCTTAACCGCATAAACAACATCAATTGTCTTGAGACTTTTTTGTATTCACACTACCTAGGTCTCGCTGGTCGAGTAGATTGTATTGCTGAGTTTGATGGTGAGTTAGCAGTTATCGATTTTAAAACCTCAACTAAACATAAGGAGGACAAGTGGATTGAGCACTACTATGTGCAAGAGACCGCTTATGCCGCTATGTTTCTAGAACTTACTGGTATTGAGGTAAAGAAAATTGTCACACTTATCACGGTTGAAGACGGATCTGTTCAAGTGTTTGAGAAGTACAATCTTGATGACTATCTACAACTACTTAAATCCTATATCAAGGAATTTGTTGGGAGAAGTAATGGCTAAGCAAGAAACCAGTCCCGAAGAAAAGTTTATGACACCCTCTAAATTCTCGGTAGAGATAGAGAGGTTGGTCAAGACCAGCAATGGATTGATCGGTTACATTGAAGCCGTCGTTACATTCTGTCAGGAAAACGAAATTGAAATGGAATCCGTGCCAAAACTATTGTCTAAACCTTTAAAGGAAAGACTAAGGCATGAAGCATCCCAAAGAAATTTCATAAAGAAAACATCGAAAGGGGTATTGCCCATCTAGCAACATGAGTTTCTTCAAATCAGAGCAAGTCCAAGATGACTTGCATACGATTTTCCAAACGTATCAGGAGGTCGCTTCAAGATCTTCTGCTATTGGAAGGATGACACCCGATGAAAAGAAAGAACACATAGAAGACTGTAAGGGTCTGATCGAAAGGCAAAAGATATTTTATGGTCGGCTTGCACTGGCATCAGCAGAGGATCCAGAGGCAGCAGACATGAAGACGAGGATCAATTCATTAGTAAATGCCTTCGGTTACAAGACCCTTCCAGACTGCATGGAAGCTATGGTTGTGACGCTTGAGAAAGCGTACCAATCTGAGTTTGGAAAGGGTTGACACAGCCTAAATAGTATGTTACGATTACATAGTAACGCAATCCAAAACACATTCAATACGGAGAATCCAATTATGTCTTTTGCTTCATTAAAGAAGGCTGCTAAGGCAGGTAATACCTTCGCCAAACTCACGCAAGAGATCGAGAAAATCAATCAACCTCAGACCACAGGTGCCGATGAGCGTCTATGGAAACCTGAGTTGGACAAGTCAGGTAACGGTTATGCTGTTATCAGATTCCTTCCTTCACCAGACGGTGAAGATATGCCTTGGGCAAAGATCTGGTCACACTCTTTCAAAGGTCCAGGCGGTCAGTGGTACATTGAAAATTCACTGACAACAGTCGGTAAAGATGACCCAGTTTCTGAGTTGAATCGCACCCTGTGGAATTCAGGTCGTGATGCAGACAAAGCAACTGCAAGGACACAGAAGAGAAAACTCTCTTACTACTCAAACATCTACGTTGTGAGTGACCCTGTGCATCCTGAAAACGAAGGAAAAGTATTCCTTTACAAGTATGGTAAGAAGATCTTTGACAAACTTGTCGAAGCAATGCAACCTGCATTTGCAGACGAGACTCCACTAGACCCATTCAATCTATGGGAAGGTGCAGACTTCAAGTTGAAGATCAGAAAGGTCGATGGATATTGGAACTATGATAAGTCTGAGTTTGCTGGTCCTGGAACCCTTGCTGGTTTCGATGATGCAACTCTAGAAGAAACTTGGAAGAAGTCTTACTCACTCAGTGAGTTTGAATCTGCTAAGAACTTCAAGTCTTATGAGCAACTACAAGCACGATTGAATCTTGTGCTCGGTGGTAATGCTCCTCGTGTAGCACCAGTTGTCGATGAGAGTAGAGAAGAAGTGGTTGCTAAACCTGAGAAGTGGGGACAAGAAGTCTCTAACTTCAGGGAGAAAGCAGTCGCTGCTGCCCCAGAAGAGACAGAGAATACTCTGTCATATTTCCAATCACTTGCTGAAGAGGACTGATGAAGTTATTACCTTTGTTATTGATGCCATTACTAACTGCTCCTGCATATGCTAATGGCAATTGGGACGGGATACGGAACTACAATAGAGCCAAATCCTATATGGATATGAAGGTAGCTCAGCAAGAAGACGAGAGAACCAGGCGACAACAGCCTGGTTGGTCAGAGCAACGCACTTGTTTCAAGAGTGTTTATCGTGAGGAGTATATCCCAGGAACACAAAACGATCCTGGTTATGTAAAGTCCTTTAAGGAAACCATTGAGGTTGACTGTAAGGAACAATACCCTCATCGTAGTGAGCACTCTAACAGACCAACATATCGTAGGCACGTTACTGTCTATGAGGATGTTGATACTAATGATTGCTCTGATGGAACGGTAGCAGGTGCCCTTGTAGGGGGTGGACTTGCTGGATTTGGATCCAGAGGTAAAGATCGCTGGTGGGCAATACCTACGGGTATCCTAGGCGGTGCTATGGTAGGGTGTCAGATAGATGGCGGTTAGTATATTTCTACTATTCAATTTAATACTGCTTGTATTTGCCTTGAGACTCATGTCTCAGGGCTTTTCAGCAGCCAGACAGTTAGGTGCTGGTAAGTTTATAGAAACAAAGAAGACAGTTACTAGACCACCACATCCAGAGTTAGCAGATGTTAAACCAGGTGATGAGTTGTTAGTGGTAAACTTCACACCAGACGATGAGTTTATTAAAAAAGTTAGGGAGTCAGATAGTTATTTGAATACATCTTTAAAGAATCGTATCGCTGAGATAGAAGATCCTTGGGATGATGATGACGATGAAGGTGGAGCACTAGTACCAAGATGACACACAGTTATACCAACCCCTCAGAGAAGCAAGACCTGGCTCATTTAGAGTCAAGTATGCATGAGTCTGAGGAAAAGGATGAACATGGATTTACAAAAAGAAAATCTATCAGTGATAGAGAATGTATATACAAGTGCTTAGACAATTGTATAGCACTTGCTGGTCTTGATAAGCATCAGGTAGAGAGGTTAGCAAAACAATTTAATCCAAACAATCCTGATGAAGTTAACATTGAATCTGAATACCCCCCATTATGATTGAAGAATTATTAAGGATGCTTAAGGAGAGTGCTTACCGTAAGGGTGAGTTTAAACTTTCGTCTGGTAAGACCAGTGAGCATTATGTTAACTGCAAACCAGTCATACTAAATGGCAAAGGTTTATTCTATACCAGTTGCCTTCTGTTAGAGCAGGTTGATGAAGGATCTGTAGCAGTGGGAGGTCTTACTCTTGGTGCTGATCCATTAGTATCTGGAGTTGCTATGGCAGCAGCACTAGATGAGGTGTCATTGAATGCTTTGATTGTAAGGAAGGAGCAGAAGGGACATGGAACTAATGCTTGGATAGAAGGACCACTACCAGTGAAGGGCACCAAGATTGATGTCCTTGAGGATGTAGTTACTACAGGTGGGTCTGCTCTCTTCGCTGTCCAAAAGTTACGAGATGCTGGCTATGTTGTAGATAGAATAATTTGTATTGTAAATAGAATGGATCCTGATTTTCAACCAGCAATGGATGCAGCAGGAGTAGAGTTACGCAGTCTGTTCACGTTAGAGGAAATAATTTGATGGCTTTTTTAATTAACATAATGTCATTTGCAAACTTTGTATTCTATCCATTGGTGATAGGTACTATTGTTGCAGTTATTATTGAGCAGATTCTAAGGAGAGTTAGTAATACAGATTGGGATGCTGATCGTAAGATGGTTAACCGTGCAATGGCAGTGAGGAAGTATCTTTACAGGCAAGCATGGATATTCAATATCATTTGGTTTGTATGCTATGCCATACTACTATTTGTATTAAGACCAGGACAACAAGCAATGCCTGATATGATTTGGCAAGGATAGAATTTATTTCTTGCTAAATATATTAGTTTGTTCAAATATAATGACAAGTCTAATTGATCCAAAAGAATTTACGGACGCAGTGACCGAGTTACGGTCATTTTTTTTGTCTAAAAATTTTTATGAGGTGCACACTCAGAATAGATTGAGTATACTTGCTGCTTGTGAAGATCCAACAACGGTAGCAACATATAATTACGGTGATAATATTTGGCCACTACCTCAGACAGGTCAAATGTGGCTCGAGCATGAATTACTTTCCAACCCTTCAGCAGAAGGGTTTTTCTGTGTCTCAACATCA